TACGGTGCAACGGCTGGATGCCTGAGCGATTCAGAATTTTTTCCACCCGCAACTGGCGATTCAGGCGGTTGATCTCCTCGCTACGCTTCTGGCCTTCAGCAAGTTGCCACTCGCGCCACTCCGCTACCGTTCTGAATGGGGCGGTTACATGTGGCGGGGTCAGTCTGCGGATACGTTCCAGAACGCCGCCTGTCGCAATATTTTTCATGGTTCGTTACCCCCTGAACCCCGGCGGAATTTCGGTGTCCGGTTCAGAAATATGATTCACACAACGCTGTACAGGCGAACGCCCCAGGCGGATAACCAGTTCATCCCATTTTTCGCGAAGCTTTGACGGGCTCATGATGTTTTTTACCCAGAATGGATCCCGCTGTACCCGTCCAAACATTTCGCAAATTTGTCTGTGAGTTCTGCCATCCAGCATCCGCATTGTGCGCACGTCATTGGCCCACGCGGTCCAGTTTGGTTCTTTCGGTCGCGTGATCTCGCCATCATCGCTGGCCGCCTGCTCGTAAAGACTCACGATTCGTCCCCAGATCCACTGTGCGCACGCCAAATCTTCCTGACTTCCCCACTGGCGTTTTTTCGCACTGAACACAACCGCATCAGGGTGTCGGGTTAAAAAATCCTGTTCAGCCGTCTGCGGGTCCGGTTGCGAAGCGTCCGGACAAGAAGATCTTTTATCTGACGGATCAGATTTTAATACTGACGGATCGGGGTCAATCATCGCCCCCCTAACCGACCGTTTTTTATCAACGGTTGATCCATCAAAATTTGACGGGTCAACCGTTGAGGGGTCAATATTTGACGGGTCAACCGTTAACGGGTCATTTTTTGCCGGGCTAATTTTTCTTTTCGGTTTATATGCCTCTCGCGCCGCCGCTGCTGCAGCTTCGAGTTTTTCCACATTAAGCCGGTAGATATTGCTTACGTTACGTCCGCCAACCTTACGCTCTTCCTTTGTCAGCCAGCCGCTCTTTTCCAGTTCCGCTATCGCCGCTTTAACCGTTGATTCACTCTTTGCCCCAATCTGACGACGAATGGTCTCTACTGCAGGCCATGACACACCTTCATCATTGCTGTAGTCTGCAAGACGAGCCATCACTGCCACCCTGGATAAGATCATGCCGGTGAAGGCGCACCCTTCCCAGACAAGACCATGAAGCTTGCTGCTCATAAAAAACCCCGAACACCGTGCTTTTAGTGCATCACCACGGCATTTCCTGCCGGGCCACCGCGATTAATCTGGTTGAAACCAGCAATTGCCACCGCAATAAAATCATCTGCATCCCTCACCAGCCGCTCCCGCGTCTCCAGCAGCTCCCGAAAATAGGCTGAACTGTGACTGCGCATTCGGGCCACCAGCAGAGGCGGCATTGCCTTTTCGATCGCTGGTAACAACGCCTGAATTTTTTTAACCGCATCAGGGGTGTCTTTCTCCACCCAGCGGAAAATTTTCTGGGTATTGCGAGCCAGGGCTTCAGGATGGCTGTCGTCATATAATTCCGGGAACGTCATACCCAGCTCAAAATAAGCCCGGGTTATTTCAGCCGCCGGAACTTTTTCGCCATCAGGACGCGCCCAGGCATTCATCACCATGCGGATGTGCTCATGCTTGATTTTCATGAATCACTCTTCCTTTCGCTCTGAGAGGTATCCTTCTTTTTGTAAAGCTCTGGGTTCAAAGATAATTTTCCCTTGGAGTATGCAGCTGCTTCCGCAGCTCTCCCTTTCGGAACTATTTCACCAGGGCGCTTACGCCACATGTAAATAGCTTCGCGGGTTATCCCATAAAAATCAGCGACCCTCTGAACAGAGCCAAAAAACTGAACAAGTTCATCAACTCGCATTTTACCCCCTAAAATCTAAGTATTTTTAGATTACAAGATAATTTTTTTTAGGTCAATGCAATCTAAAATAATTTATATTCAACTCGCGGGAGAAAATGATGGAAAGCCTTGGCATCAGGCTTAAGAAACTCAGAAAAGATAAGGGACTCACCCAAGTAGAACTGGGTAAGCTTTCAGGCGTGACTGGGGTTACTATAGGGTACTGGGAGAAAGATCTAAACGAACCCGGCAGCAAAGCTCTAAGTAAGTTAGCCCAAGCATTAGGAACCACTGAGTCCTATCTCCTGTATGGAGTATCGTCTCCTGAACTATCTTTTGTGCAGAGCAATCCAGGCACCAAGATCCCCTACTTTTCGTGGGTTGACGCGATTTCTTTCCTAATCTTAGAAGGAGAGAAAACAATGGGAAATGTCGATAGGATCACCACATTCTTTGATGTAGTGGAAGGTGATTTTGCCGTTTCAATGCCTGATGACACTATGCATAACCCCTCCGGGTCGCCGAGTATCCCGGTTGGTGCCACTGTGATCCTAAGACCAGGAGAAAGTTATAAAAATGGCAGTATCGTCGCTGTAATAGTTCCAGATCCACTTACAAATGAACCGTCTATGACTATAAAAAAATTAGTTATTGATGGAAAACTTGTGTATTTAAGCCCTCTCAACCCGCGCTATCAATCATCCTTGCTTACGCCAGAGTGTAAAATTGTTGCCGTAGCAAAAGGTGTACAGTTCAACCTATAACCCCGCCATGTCCTTGAACTTAAGGTCGGTTATGTCGACCTTTTTTTTAAATTAATTTAGATTCCTCTTGACTATAAAACTAAATACTTTTAGATTTATTGCATGCCAACCCACCCCGCCCCACAGAATGCAGGGCAATACTTCGAGTTACCAGGCAGTGGTCAGGGGTTAAGTAGCCAGCCCGAGGCGTAAGAACATGACGGCAGGGTTCAACTTTAACTATGCAGCAGGTTTTTGTTCCGCTACCCCGGCGTTAAGGGGAAATGAGGTCAGCATGGATACTATCGATCTTGGCAACAACGAATCTCTGGTGTACGGCGTGTTTCCCAACCAGGACGGCACGTTCACCGCGATGACGTATACCAAAAGTAAAACGTTTAAAACCGAAGCTGGCGCGCATCGCTGGTTAGCAAGAAACTCTGACTGATGAGGTTGACGATGGAATTTAAAGATTTACCTACTTCAATCCAGGAGATTGCAGCACACACACTTCGTCATCGTCTGAACGAACTTGCATTGGAATCGGTAACGAAAAAAGACACTGATAATATGGCTCGTAATGTGCGCGATGCGTTTACCGGATTGTATTTCTGTGCGTCTGTAAATAAACACGACTCAGAGAGTGTGGCAAATAAAATTGCAGAAACGACAGCGCAAAACATCAATACGAAACCAACGGAAGAAGAAATTGATCAGTTTGCTCATGATGCTGGTTTAAAAAACAAGAAAGAAAAATCGCCATATGCGGGGAACATGTTTGTTTATGACAATCTCATCAGAATTCGTGGCGAAATTCCGGCGGAATACCTGGCAAGAGTCCATCAGGCATTGCTTAAAAATCTGGAAACAGAATTATTTGATGGCAACACTAACGGTTTCTTCATGGTATCAGGCCTTGAGAAAGACTGGGATGCAGAAAAACGCTGGAATGTTGCTACATGGTTATTCAGTAACAGAGCCGCTGCCCTGGAAGCTTCGGCATGTATTTGCGGCCTGTTCTTAACAGACCACAAATATAATCTGGATGTGTACAGTTATATTTACGCTGAACACGGTCCGCTCTGGATTGACTGGTAATTATAAGGAAACACCAGCAGGGCCGCGGCGACCAACAGAACGATTAAAATCAATAATGCCATTATAAAGGACATTATTTAATTTATCGTCGAATGCTGATTCTGTGAGCCTCAACTCTGAATGAGTTTTTAATAACCCTGATTGCCTGAGTTGATTTACCAGGCATTCAATCTGTTTTTCAATAAGCGGATTTCTTTTTTTGTTTGGCATTTTATCCTCCATTGAGGTTCTGGGTTAAAAATGGAGACCAACACGCTGTCACGTGTGGTCGTGCGCCGGACACGGATAAGAATCCGGTACTGACAGTTTACTGAAAGGATATATCCCTGAAAAGCCAGGGCATAACGCGAAAGCACACGGCGAAATTGGTCTCTCTGTACGGTGTCGTTAAATTTAATTCGACCGTGCGCTTCCGGTTGTGGCACTCCGCGAAATGGCGCGGCGGTAAGTATGGCGGGGTTATTCCTTCCCCGTTGAGGACACCGGGTTGTCAGGTTGACCATACGCTTAAGTGACAACCCCGCTACAACGCCCTCTGTTATCAATTTTCTGGTGGCGTTTGGCGGTATCAGTTTTACTCCGTGACTGCTCTGCCGCCCTTTTTAAAGTGAATTTTGTGATGCGGTGAATGCGGCTAAGCGCACGCGGAACAGTTAAAACCAAAAACAGTGTTATGGGTGGATTCTCTGTATCCGGCGTTAATTGTTAACTGGTTAACGTCACCTGGAGGCACCAGGCACCGCATCAACAAAGTTCATTTGTAAAAATGGAGATAATTATGATTGCTCATCACTTCGGAACTGATGAGATTCCTCGTCAGTGCGTGACTCCCGGTGATTATGTTATTCATAAAGGAAGAACATATATTGCTTCGGTAAACAACATTAAAAAACAACGGCTCTATATTCGTGATTTTTCCACACAACACTGTATTAAGGAAACCATGATTAAAGTCTTCCTTGGTCGTGATGGTTTACCTGTAAAAGCAGAGTCATGGTGAGCAGTAATAAAATAACTGCCACAATACGACATTCAGCTTAATGAATACATCAGATTTGATTCTTATATGCCAGCAATGGCAGGGATTTGTTCATCCTTAAATCTGTCATGAGGTTAAAACAAAATGAGTAAAGTCTTTATTTGCGCCGCCATTCCGGACGAACAGGCAATAAAGGAAGAAGGTGCAATTGCTGTAGCCACTGCCATTGAAGCCGGTGACGAACGCCGCGCCCGTGCCAAATTTACCTGGCAATTCCTGGAGCAATATCCGGCTGCTCAGGACTGCGCTTATAAATTTCTTGTCTGCGAGGATAAACCCGGCATGCCCCGCCCTGCTATCGACTCTTGGGATACCGAATATATGCAGGAAAACCGCTGGGATGAGGAATCCGCTTCCTTTATTCCGGTCGAACCAGAATCCGATCCGATGAACGTCAATTTTGACAAGCTGTCCCTTGAAGTACAGAACGCGGTCCTGGTTAAGTTCGGTACATGTGAAAACATCACCGTTGATATGGTGATTAGTGCTCAGGAATTACTGCAGGAGGACATGGCAACATTCGACGGGCATATCGTTGAGGCATTGATGAAAATGCCTGAAGTTAACGTCATGTATTCAGAGCTTAAGCTGCTCGCCATCGGGTGGGTTAAACATAAATGTAAGCCGGGTGCAAAATGGCCTGAGATCCAGACAGAATTACGCACCTGGAAAAAACGTCGCGAAGCCGAACGCAAAGAAACCGGGAAATACACGTCTGTTGTTGATCTTGCCCGCGCCAGAGTCAACCGGCAGAACACTGAAAACTCAGTAGCGAAAATCCCCCCAGCCACTGCCACCATTCGTCGCGAATACAAGCAGACATGGAAAACACTGGATGATGAACTGGCCTACGCTCTGTGGCCTGGTGACATTGATGCCGGAAACATTGACGGCAGCATCCATCGCTGGGCAAAAAATGAAGTTATCGACAACGACCGCGAAGACTGGAAGCGTATCTCGGCATCAATGCGCAAACAGCCTGATGCCCTTCGCTACGACCGCCAGACTATTTTTGGCCTTGTCCGTGAACGTCCGATCGACATTCACAAAGCCCCTGTGGCACTGAACAAATACATTACTGAATACCTGACTACAAAGGGCGTGTTTGAAGATGAAGGAACAAATCAGAGCGCAACTGATACTCTCTCGTCGCCAGTACCAGAAACTGATGCAGTGGAAACGGCAATTCCGGACAACGAAAAAACCGAATGCAAAGTGGAAGTCGAACCATCTGTAGAGCGTGAAGGGCCGTTCTACTTCCTCTTCACCGACAAGGATGGCGAAAAATATGGTCGCGCAAACAAACTTTCTGGTCTGAATAAGGCGCTGACTGAAGGGGCTACTGAAATCACGAAAGAAGAATATTTTGCCCGCAAAAACGGTACATACTCAGATTCACAACAAAATACTGGTGCATCTGACACGACCGCACAACCAGAGCCGGTAAAAGTTACCGCTGAAGAAGTAAACAAAATTATGCAGGCAGCCAATATCAGCCAGCCTGACGCCGATAAGTTGCTTGCTGCCTCTCGCGGAGAATTTGTTGCAGGGATTAGCGACCCGAATGATCCGAAATGGGTGAAGGGGATTGAAACCCGCGACTCTGTAAACCAGAACCAGCAAGAATCGGAACAGAACGACCAGAAAACGGAACAAAACAGCCCAAATGCGCAACAAAACGAGCCAGAAACGAAACAGGTTGAACCAGTAGCGCAACAGGAGCCGGAAAAAGCCTGCACCGCCTGCGGTCAGACCGGCGGCGGTAGCTGCCCTGATTGTGGTGCGGTGATGGGCGACGCAACATACCAGGAAATATTCGATGAAGAGAATCAGCCTGAAGTTCAGGAAAATGATCCGGAGGAAATGGAAGGCACTGCGCATCAGCACAAGGAGAACACTGGCGGCAATCAGCATCATGCCAGCGATAGTGAAACTGGCGAGGCGTCAGATCCCTTAATTAAGGCGAACGGTCATCATAATCTCACATCCACCAGCAGAGCGGGGATTCATCTGATGATCGACCTTGAAACCATGGGAAAAAATCCTGATGCCCCGATTATCTCAATAGGTGCAATATTTTTCGATCCGCAAACCGGAGATATGGGACCGGAATTTAGTAAGACTGTCGATCTGGAAACTGCTGGCGGAGTCATTGATCGGGACACCATTAAATGGTGGCTTAAGCAATCACGCGAAGCGCAATCTGCCATTATGACCGATGAAATCCCGTTAGATGATGCACTGTTACAATTGCGGGAATTTATCGACGAAAACTCCGGTGAATTTTTTGTTCAGGTCTGGGGAAATGGAGCAAACTTCGACAACACGATTTTGCGCCGTTCATACGAACGGCAGGGGATCCCCTGCCCGTGGCGTTACTACAACGATCGCGATATACGCACAATCGTTGAGCTGGGGAAAGCCATAGACTTCGATGCCAGAACTGCTATCCCATTCGAAGGTGAGCGCCATAATGCACTTGATGACGCTCGTTACCAGGCAAAATACGTTTCAGCTATCTGGCAAAAACTGATCCCGAGTCAGGCTGATTTTTAATGTTCAACCCTAATTGCCGCTAACCGTATATAGTTAGCGGCGGTTATGAGATATGGCTATGAGCAGCTTATTTTTAACCGAAGATGAATTGCTAATATTAACGGGCTGCAAATATGCAAGCCACCAGCGAAAATGGTTAATGGAAAACGGGCTTCCGTTCTATACCAATCGTAGTGGCAAACCGATTGTCAGCCGGGATCTATTTACCTGCAATAAAACTTTACCACCGCGCGAGGTAGAGCCGAATTTTGGTGCAATCTGATGGGAAGACGAAGGAAAAATCCTGAACACGAAAAATTACCTCCAAATGTATACCCAAATAAATATAGTTATGTATGGAAACCAACATCCAGAGAATCTGTCACACTAACCGCCATCAAGGATGGTTTAGCTGCTTTATGGAAAAAGTATGAGGAAACTGTAAATAATCGCGATCGCGCAATGACATTCGGTCGCTTGTGGGAAAAATTCCTCGCCAGCGCCTATTACAGTGACCTCAGTCCAAGAACACAAAAAGATTATCTGCAACATCAAAAAAAGTTGCTTGCCGTATTCGGTAAGGTGCCGGCAGATTCCATAAAACCAGAACACATCCGTCGATACATGGACAAGAGAGGGGAACAGAGTAAAACGCAAGCCAACCATGAAAAAAGCAGTATGTCCCGCGTTTACAGTTGGGGGTATGAGCGAGGGTACGTGAAGGGTAACCCATGTGCAGGTGTAAGTAAATTCAAGGCCAAAAACCGCGAACGATATGTAACCGACAAAGAATACCAGGCAGTATTAAGTGTTGCACCTCTTCCTGTTTTTATCGCAATGGAAATTGCCTATCTGTGTGCAGCGAGGGTTTCCGATGTGTTATCACTGAAATGGGAGCAGATTGGAAACGACGGGATCTTTATCCAGCAAGGGAAAACAGGGAAAAAACAGATAAAAGCATGGAGTCCACGATTACAGGCGGCGATCGAAAAAGCAAAACAGTTACCAACATCTGCCTATGTAATCAGCAATCAATATGGCAACCGATATATGTACAAAGGTTTTAACGAAATGTGGGTAGAAGCAAGAAATCACGCAGGCAAAATTTCAGGTATTTTAACCGACTTCACCTTTCATGATCTGAAGGCGAAAGGAATTTCAGACTATGAAGGAAGCAGCCGGGATAAGCAACTTTTCTCTGGTCACAAAACCGAAGGGCAAGTGCTAATCTATGACAGAAAGGTTAAAGTTTCACCAACACTTGATGTCCCGTTACCTGATAATATTCCAAGAAAATATTCCAAGTAATTCCAAGTGTGATTTTTGTCACTGACTTAATGATGTGTAAGTGATTGAATTTTGGCGGAGAGAGGGGGATTTGAACCCCCGGTGGAGTTGCCCCCACTCCGGTTTTCGAGACCGGTCCGTTCAGCCGCTCCGGCATCTCTCCGTCCAGATGGTTGCCATGATGCCAGGAAATTTGGCATTTTAACAGCCCCTGTCCGTGCAATTTTGTTCAAGTGACGAGTTTGCGAGCAAAACGATGATTAAGTGGCCCTGGAAAGTACAAGAAACAGCACATCAAGACGCACGTATCTGGGATGAAGCCCTGGCTATTCCCCTTTTGACGTCTCTGTCTGAGCAGGAGCAAAGCAAATTAGTCCTCCTTGCTGAACGTTTTTTGCAACAAAAACGACTGGTACCTTTACAAGGATTCGAACTTGATACCTTAAAAAGCCATCGGATCGCGCTGCTTTTCTGTCTGCCTATTCTGGAACTGGGTTTTGAGTGGCTTGATGGATTTCACGAAGTTTTAATTTATCCCGCGCCATTTGTAGTCGATGATGAGTGGGAAGATGATATAGGGCTTGTACATAGTCAGCGTATCGTTCAGTCGGGGCAAAGCTGGCAGCAAGGTCCAATTGTTCTGAACTGGCTTGATATACAAGACTCTTTCGATGCCTCCGGGTTTAACCTGATTATTCATGAAGTTGCTCATAAGCTAGATATTCGAAATGGTGACCGTGCCAGCGGCGTACCATTTATCCCTTTACGTGAAGTGGCTGGTTGGGAACATGATCTTCATGCTGCGATGGATAATATCCAGGAAGAAATTGATTTAGTTGGAGAAAACGCCTCCAGTATTGACGCCTATGCCGCCAGCGATCCGGCAGAGTGTTTTGCGGTGCTTTCCGAGTACTTCTTTAGCGCCCCGGAATTATTTGCCCCGCGCTTCCCGTTGTTGTGGCAGCGTTTTTGCCAATTTTATCATCAGAATCCTTTGCAAAGGCTGCGCGATGCGAAAGAACGCGACCAACATTCAACATCAAATGTTCATTAATTATCACTTTTGCAGGTTATTTAACCACTTGAAATAGCATACGAAATTTAGTGTTGACAGTCACTGTGACACTAAGTAATATGCGCCTCGTTCACACGATTCCTCTGTAGTTCAGTCGGTAGAACGGCGGACTGTTAATCCGTATGTCACTGGTTCGAGTCCAGTCAGAGGAGCCAAATTCTAAAAAACCTGCTTTTATAGCAGGTTTTTTTTGCTTTATATCTGGTAATCAAATTCTATTTCATTACTTTCCATAACCTGTCGCTTAATATCCTCTATTGAAAGTCCAGCGTTACACAGCTCCAGAAAGCACCAGACATAGTTGCGTTGAAGTTGTCCTCGTTTCAGGCCCAGCCAGACTGTGTTGGCATCAAAAAGATGCCGGGTATCAAGTCTGATAAGTGTTCGTTCTTCATGTTCACCGCTGGATTGTTCAGCCACCAGGCCGATCCCTAATCCCAGCGCAACGTAAGTTTTGATAATATCTGAATCTTGTGCACTCAAAACAATATCGGGCAGTAAACCTTTCCTCATAAATGCTTCATCAATACGAGAACGCCCCGTAACTCCCTGCCGATATGTGATTAGCGGCCACTTCGCTATCTCCTCCAGCGTTAACGGCACGACATAAGCTAAAGGGTGCTGTTGAGGTATAAGCAAATTATGGTGCCAATAAAACCAAGGAAATGCGGCCAGTTGTGGATTATTGCTCAAACGTTCACTGGCTATTCCAATATCAGCACCGCCATTTTGTAATAATGCTACAATTTCTTGTGGTGTCCCCTGAATCAATTCCAACCGCACTTCGGGGAATAATTCACGAAAAGCTTTAATAACATCCGGCAAACTATAGCGTGCCAGGGTATGTGTGGTAGCAATCGTCAGTACGCCAGCCGTATCATCGGTAAAAAGATCGGCAAGTCGACGGATATTAGTGGCTTCGCTTAATATTCGTTCTGCAATAACTAATAATGCCTTCCCCGGTGCAGTCATACCGAGAAATCGTTTCCCCCGACGAATGAATATTTCAATGCCCAGCTCATCTTCCAGTTCCCGAATATGTCGACTTACCCCTGACTGTGAAGTGTAGAGTATATTGGCAACTTCTGTCAGATTGTAATCCTGACGGGCAGCCTCGCAAATGATTTTTAATTGCTGGAAATTCACAGTTTACTCCGGGCATGTAAGACATTCTGCTATTGTTAAAGTCTGTACCCCGGTAAAACAAATAATAAAAACCAGCATCTTATTCCTTACAGATATAACGTGTAGCCGATAAGTTGCTACAGCCATATCAAGCTGGCCATCAAAGAGTTTCTCATTAAGCACTACGCGACTATTTTCATGTAAATAACGACATCTGGAAACTCAGCGCGTACGGACTGGTAATAAAGACATACTGATTAGTGAAGCCGCTGTTCCTGGAGCAAGGTCAATCGATACCTAACCGCTTAACGTCTGACCAGCATTATTTACCGCCAACCGTGCCAGTTCACACTGCCGTAAAATTGTCCGGGCGTGAGTGTAGAGAATTTTCCCCGCTTCAGTTGGCGTTACGCCGCGTTTGGTGCGAATAAACAGTTGTTGATCCAGTTCACCTTCCAGCGTCGCAATCTGCTGACTAAGTGCAGGCTGCGCAATATGCAATACTTCGGCGGCCTGGGTGAGGCTACCAATATCCACGATTCTCACAAAGTATTTCAAGCGTCTGAAGTTCATCTTGCCTCCGGTTTCTACTATCGACTCCTGTGTCGACCTTATGTAAAACCAGTCTGCAAGATACTTGCCAGTTTAAACCCTATACTGATAGAAGCCGTAATCATATGTTAAATAAGAGATTATGATTGTTTATACGTTTAGGCTTCTTATTAAGCAAAATGCCTGATGCCCCAACAAGGGACGCCCTGCACCAGAATGAAACATCTGGAAGAATGATCAAAACCCCATCAGCTTGATGAATTTGCCAGCAAACGAACAAACAAATGCATTTCCCCCTTTGACAACGCCGATTAGCGCCGTTAATATGCGCCCCGTTCACACGATTCCTCTGTAGTTCAGTCGGTAGAACGGCGG